ATTCGGGGTAGGCAATGAAATGAGCACCCCATCGAATAATTTAAAAGAAACAAACACACTATTTGATACCCCGTGTGAAGAAGTCGAGTAGGGATGTGGAACCGAGCGAAACATCACAAGTAACTCGCCTGAACAAACTGAAAGGCTTCATGCGCCACGATGGGGGTGATGCCTCAAGGATTGGCGGTTCCTCCTCAAAAGGGAGGCACATGGCTCTTCAATTTTCTCCATTTTGACCCAGACACTTCCAACAACAGGTTCTTCAACCTCCTTCACCGAAGCAGCTGTCATATGCGCTGCCGGAGGCGGTCAGGTCATGGAAAAGAAAACAAAAACGGAATGAGGTGAAATTATGCGTAAAGACAATCCTAAACGTGACGGATCAGGCAGAGGAACCCGCGCCAACAGAGGACGCGGTGGATGCAGTCCTACCAGAGGTAAGGGAAGAGGAAGCAACAGAAAATAAGAGATGTACCTAAATGTCAGTACCAGATGATCTTGTAGGAATAAGCATGTGTACAGTCAAGTCTTACTTTATCTGTCCCAAGTGCTCTTCAAAGGTTGAATCACATAATAACTATTGCCCTAACTGTGGAAAACAATTATGTTTCACCGTAGAAGAATGGCGTCGAGTAAAACACAAGTATTCCAAGGATGTCACTAAAACAAAATGAGATGTCACAAAATGTCACAACTGGCAACTCAAACACGCATCAGATTACCTAAGATACAAGAAGGACTACGTGATGGGCTGAGTCATGAGCAAATAGCAAAAGCCTGCAATGTCACACGCAGAACAATAGAACGTGACTTAGACAACTGGTACGAAAGTGGCGAATTTGAAACGTGGCTCAAAGCAGAATTCGTGGAACTGTACGAATATGTTAGAACCGCTAATCCTACAATAGCCTTCAAAGAATTGGCTAGACTCATAGGCAAAATGGTTACAAGAAAAGCGGAAATCAAAACAGAGCAGACAGTCACAGAAAAGAAGGAGGTGAATGTCACTGTTAAGCTTAGAAACTACGAAGAGGCAATTAGAAAAGCAGTTGAGCGAGATTTTCAACTCCACAATACTAAACAACCCATACATTCCACACAAGCCAACACCAAAACAAGCTGACTTTCTACTCCTAAGTTGCAAAGAAGCACTCTATGGAGGAGCAGCGGGAGGAGGTAAATCAGACGCTCTACTCATGGCAGGACTCCAATATGTTACAATCCCCAAATACAGCGCAATACTCTTCCGAAGAACATACGCTGACCTCGCCCTACCCGGAGCATTAATGGACAGATCAATGGAGTGGCTAGGACCAACAGACGCCCACTTCGACTCTCAAAAACACCTATGGACCTTCCCAAGCGGCGCAACCCTTGCCTTCGGCAACATGGAACGAGAAAGAGACCGATTCAGATACCAAAGCGCTGAATTTCAGTATATAGGATTTGATGAACTAACACAATTTACGGAACCGCAATACAGGTACATGTTTAGCCGAATACGTAGACTAGAAAACAGCGCAGTACCACTCCGTATGAGATCAGCATCTAACCCCGGCAACATAGGTCACGACTGGGTGAAACGCAGATTCCTAACAGAAGGAAGAGAATATGGTAGGGTATTTATTCCCGCTAAACTAGATGAGAACCCCTATCTAGATCGCAAACAATACATTCAATCATTAAATGAACTGGACCCAATCACACGCAGACAGTACCTAGAGGGAGACTGGACCGCAAGACATGGCGGCAGCATCTTCAGAAGAGAGTACTTCAAAGACAAAATACTTGATGTTACGCCCCAAATAAAACGTGTTGTCCGATTCTGGGACAGAGCAGCCACCAAACCAAAAAGCGTCAGTGATCCAGATTATACTGTGGGACTGAAACTTGGAGAATTAGAGGGACAGTACTACCTATTACACTTGGTACGTTTTAGAGGAACCCCAAAAGAAAACGAAAACAAAATAGTCTTAACCGCCCAAGCCGACGGCTACAGCATCCCCATATACATGGAACAGGAACCCGGAAGCAGCGGCGTAGACACAATAGACCATTACGCAAGAACCGTCTTACGCGGATACATCTTCCGAGGAATCAAAACCACCGGCTCAAAAGCGGAAAGAGCAGCTCCAGTAGCAACAGCGGCAGAACAGGGCAACCTCTACATAATAAAAAGCAGCCACACAACAGAGATTCTTGATGAGTTAGAAGCGTTTCCTCTTGGTAGCCATGATGACATCGTAGACGCATTAAGTGGAGCTTTTGCACAATTAAGAACGTACACGATGGATGTTGGAACGGGAAAAATACCTTGGTAAAATTTAAGGCAGGACCCTTCAAACTCTCATTTCGAGAACCCGCACTAGAAGCTGAGCATGCAAATTATTACAAGAAAGAATCAGACAAAGGAGACACCACAGGTTCACGCCAATGGACAGACCGCCAGCCGCACCCCAACAACATAAACAACTATGACAAATGGGCAAACGATCCAGAAGCAAACATAGCATTCAACGTGTTAACCGACATTATCTCTGGAGTCGGCTACTACACGGAGATGGAAGAAGGAGTAAACGAGGAACACGAAAACAAGGAAATCATAGACGAATACGGCCAAACAGTCAACTTGGATGAGGACCTACAGGAAATCGTCATGGCAATGCTGCAGAAGGGCTTCTGCCCCGTGGAGCGCCTAAGCGACTATGACTTGAAGATATTACCTCCAGAAACATTCTACATTTACCAGAACAAGAAAGGCAAAGTACTAAAATACACCCAAGAATACAGCGCAAACGATGTTGTGGCTGAGTGGAAAGGCAAGGACATGGAAGACATCATTCTATTCTTTCATCGCAGAACCACATCTTGGCCCTACGGCAAAAGCCTCGTTGAACCCATAGGAACCCTGCTTGATGAAAGAACACAGATGAATGAGGACATGCCAAAGGCGATTCACCGCTGGGCATATCCAATCCCCTTCATAAGCACAAGAGGACCAAAAGACTCCATTCAAACAGCATGCGAAGACCGTGATGTAGACGAAGCAATTTACATTGGAAACTCTGAACCAGACGACTGGAAACTTGAAACTCTAAGCATCGACCCACAAGCCCGCTTTATCCCCTACATAGAACTCATTTACTACCAAATCTGCGAAGGACTACATGCCCCTCTCCTTCTTTACCTGAAGAATGCCACTGAAGCTTCTGCCACTGTTATGATGGAGTCAGTAGACCGCCTCGTCAACGGCATACAACGCTACGTTAAGCGAAGAGTCGAAAAGTACCTGTTTGAACCGCAGGTGGGCGATCCTGTGCCACATCTAATTTGGGGTCAACCCAAAACTGGATTGGAAGATATAGCTTTAGCCGATATTGCGGCGATATACCCGCATTTAGCTCCTAACCAGGGACTAGATTTGCTTAAACAGTTCGGTATTCAACTGCCTGAACCGGAATGGCCCAAACAGCCTCAGTTGCCTATGCAGCCATTCCAGAAGCAGCCGCAGATTCCGGTGGAGCAGGTTCTTGAACGATTAAACGATTTGGGCACCAGCCTAACAGTGATTGAGACTAACTATAGCGAGAAGCGGCTTGGATTAACTGAAGCCATGAGACTGGCAGATCGGACAATCACAGTGTACATGAAGCGGGCTTACCCGAATGGATGGCAAGATCATAGAGACAGCAAGTTTCAGGAGTTCGCAAGAAAGCTCATAGGCGCACCACAGGGGAAGGAAACATTCAATGTCACAGTTGGTTAGAGAAGTGGTGGCTGCCGTAATTGCAGTCAGAGAGGCAAAGAAACGCATAGACTTCCCAACACGGTACGGAGTAACATTCTTTAGCGTTCATGATGTGTGGCTTTGGCAATCAGCGTTAGACAGCAAAGTGTGCCCAGTCTGCGATGCAAACGAGGACAAGGGAGAATTCAGAGGCAACCACTTACGCGCACGATTTCCTTATCTTGTCATATTAGACGAGAACACTATTGGCGGACCCGGAGCTGGCGGTGATGGGCTAGTTCATCCTAACTGTAGATGCAGATTAGTGAGAAAATTAGAGAAAGATTTGGATATAGGTTTCAGAAAAGTTTAAGGAGAGAGTGAAAAAATGAGGATTGGCTTGCCTAAGGACAAAAGACGCTTCCTCCGACCCACATCCGCACAGAAGAAGGAGCCAAGTGTCACCAGAGACATTCCAGAGGACAAGGCAAAGTGGACCCGATGTCACGGCTGCGGAATGCCTATTAAGGGTCATAAGTGGCGTGTTGCTCCGGGAGTGTATGAGTGCTTCAGATGCCACAACGA